CATGCCCAGATGTGTACAGCAGGCATGGACCATGATGATCATCAAAAGACAGTTGCCGAGCGCGGTGTTCATATCACCACTCATCCGCTTGCCACGAGTGACATAGCGGAACCCAGATCGGGTACGGCCACGGTTGATGAGTTGAAGGCGGCACAATTCCTCGAATTCCTTGTTTGGACAACAGAACAAGTAGACACCATGCTCTATTTCCAAAAGTTCAAGAGAAACATGTTGGTCGAACCGACTTGCGTCAATAACAACGCAAACAGGGTCTTTAAGAGATGCCCATTTCATGCGTAGCAATTTTGCGCGTTCGATCTGGTTCAATCCTTTCCCAACCATGCGGGAAGCTGGAAACCCGGAATGACCACCACTAAGAGCATAGATCTGGTGTTCAATTGGGCCCAAGAACCGAGATATCGCGACGCAAAATCCTTTTCCACGATATTGAATGGCACGAGGATGGAGCAAAGAAATGTGCTTCTTGCGTGGGTCGATGTTTTCATCCTTAATGAACATCACGATATCGCTATCGCGAGGACGCAAACCCATACATCTCACGTCAAGCTCAGCTTGCTCATAACGTCTCCTTTTCAGGCCAGAATACCGCTTTGGCATTACCCCCCAGTCGTTAGGAACGACCGGTGTGAGCAATCTCTTAATCCGCTTTGCGGATTTCCGCAGGAGCACTAGGCCTCCAGCGGTAGGCTCAGGCACCTCACCACAAACCCTATTGTGTAAGGCGCTGAGCTCATTGCAGGTACAATTGCCGTGACGGATCGGGGTAAAACACCGTTCATGGTCGGGCGTGGCAATGATAACATGCGTCCGGCCATGCTCACTTCCAACAATCGTTGGATGGCTGTTAATGTGGCACCCTGGAGCCAAGGGTTTAAGAGCCTGAGCAGCACCACACAGCGCTCCAACGATTGCTGGAGCTCTCTAAACGCTAGGGAGTTCGAGTCCACCAAGGTTGGGAACGAAAGACCTCAACCATGTGGACCAATCATCACGGATGACTCCGTGAGCGAACCGATGCGTTTTCTTGACCTTGAAGATATCACTAGGAACAGTGTCGGTAAAGAACTTCGAACAAATATCTTCTGGCCAAATCAAAGTGATCACGGTCATCAGTTGACGGCAAGTCTCTTCAGGAGACCACTTTTTGCGTTCGCGCGTAGCCCACTGCCTCAACGAGATAAAAGAATCTCGGAGGCGAGCTACGTCCCGCGGTAGACCAAACACATTCATTTGTGCCGTAAACCAAAGATCTCGGTCTATGTCTTTAGGACTCTGCAACACTTCCCAATCACGAGAAAGGTGGGCGGAATTATATGCGGTAAGATCACAGTGCATCAAACCTGTAATTCCGGCAGCAACTTCATGGCAATCAGGAAGGGACCGGTAGGTCGTGGGAGAGGTGACATAGACCGTTCCGACGGCAGGGAAACTATAAGGCTCACCGGGAAAGTCAATTGCACGCAAGATGCTTTGCCAATCTGAAACAGAGCGTGCCGTCCAAGCACAATGCTCTGGAGCAACAATTTCATCGATGCGTTCCAACATGTTGGTACTTGTCTCCATTTCCACCTCGCGACAGGGGTCGCATACCTCTGCGCACGAACAATTCGTAACGCTGGATTTGCACTTGTCGCAACTGTAGATAGGAACGAGCTCTGCGCCATCCCCGCATTCGCAAAGATACGCGGGGTTTTCACAGATCTCACAAAAATAGGAGACAGTCACACCAGGACCATGAGAGGAAACCTCGATGTCAAGCTCTTTAGCAACGACAGCATGAACATCTTCAAGAGAATTGACTGAGGGTGGCATGTCGACCACAGACCAAAACCCGGGGACATGGAAGGTCTGACCCCAAATTTGTTCCGTAGTGGCAGGGTGATAAACACCAGTAACCCAGAACCATCCGAATTTG